TGGTCTCACGTTCTGTCACCAATCCCCATGGTGACATACGTTTCTTCAACTTCTCACCCAAAATTCTATCAATACGACGTACCAAATACGGCATATCATATAGTTCACTGTTCCAACCAGTAACAACCTCAGGAGTATTCTCCTCAATCATCCACCAGTTAATGAAGTCGTTCAACAGTTCATGCTCAGTATTGAAACCTTTGTACAGAACATTCTTCTGAGTGTTATTGAATGCACCACGACCCCATGTACGAATTTGCTTAGTATTATAGTCCTGCACAGTAATCAGCAGAACTTCTTCGGCAGCAGATTCTACATCAGGGAATCCATTCTCTGATGCAACCTCAATATCAATCGTAGAGATTTTAATCTTACTAGTATCGAACTTAATTTCTTCCTCAGGATACATCTCAGAAATATACTGATAGATGTATCGATCATTGCCATAGATTTTGAAGTTCTCTACACCCTCATACTTCTTGATAAAGTCTCTACAGTCACGGACAGTACCAGGTTCTACCGACTCAACATATTCACCTTCAAGAGTTTTATACTTTGTCTTTTTGTTTGAAGGCACAAAAAGAGTCGGGTAAAACTTCTCACGGGTTGCAAAATGGCGACCATTTTCATACCCACGGACCAAGAAGTGATCCCCGACCATTTGAACGTTTGTGTAGAATCGCATCAGTTGATTTTTTCCAAGTATTTTTCAAGAAGATCCGAATTGGGATCAGCAATAGTAATAATTTTATCAGAACTGATCATAAACTCAATTTGATCAGTATCATCCATCATCCAAGGAACAAGATTATGTCCCTCCCATATTTCATGTGGGTTGATTAGTTTGCAATCTGGCTCACCAATGTCTGCTCCAACTTCCACAATCTCACTAACCAACCTTTCACTGTTCGTCAGTAGAATCACTTTGATTGTTTTGTCCATCAATCATCTCCTTGTAAAGTTTTTCAATCTCATCAACCGGACTAACGATAGTCACCAACCAATCATAACGAACTGGAATCTCAGTATCTTTGGTAAAAGCAATCCATGGTGAAAAATTGACATCAACTTCTCCACTATTAGAACTTTCGGTTTCTTCCGAAAGATACATTTGAGTAGGTGCATATTCTATAATGTATGGTTTTTTAAACAAGTACCCACAAACTTGATCATCGGAAAGGAGTTCTTTAATGTCTCCTATAACCGACTCTCCAGATTTCAGTAAAGCAATTTTAATAGACATGATCAGATTTTTCCTCAGACTATTATACCAATAAAAAAGAGGGGAGTCAACTGGATTTTGCCAGTCGTTCCCCTGCGGCGACGATATTCTCTATTATTTAGAGATAATCTTTGCGTTGATGATGCTCCGGAACGATCTTTGCTAGATCAATCGTCAGTAACCCATCCTCAAAAGCAACTGATCTAACTTCCGTTTCGTCGCTGAGGGTCCACGATCTTGTGAATGATCTCTGAGCCATTCCTCTATGAACATAAGCTCGTTCGGTCTCAACATCTGCCTTTTGTCCTTCGACAAAAAGTTTTCCGTCTTGAGTGTAGACATTGATTTCTTCCTTTTTAAATCCTGCGAGTGCTAACTCAAGCAGAGATTCTACGTTGCTGACTTGAATTAGATTATATGGCGGATAGTTACTTGTCGTCTCATGCAAGGTTCCTAGACGATCAAAGTAATCTTCCATACCTATACTGTACTTATTTATACGGTCCATGAGTGCAGGAAGATCGGCACTATGAAATTTCATTAAGTTTCCCATTTTACTTCTCCTTATTGAAGCGAGATTTGATTGTGTGGACCCGTTCGGCATCCACTACTATTTAACTACAAAACATAAAAAACGGGGTAGTGAACCCCGTAGTTTTTTATTCGGTTTCCTCGGTCCTCTTCTTTTTAGACCCAATATTATACTTGGTCTCAAGAATCCAATCTTGCTTATCCTTATATGCAAGAACTTTAATCTGGTTCAGTGGTGCAATATCTTGAATCTTCTCTACATCAACAATGCCAATAAGACCCCAATCAGCAAGCAGTTGAGCAATACGGTTCCGACGCTGGACATCGTTCTGTGTCAAGTTTGCATGTTTGCCATCAAGAGCAAACAGTTCCTTAAAGTGTACTAAAAAATATCTACCCTGTTTATGCAAAATATGACAAGATTGATAGATTTTCTTTTCCTTTCTCGATGCTACTCCGATGCGAGTCAAAGTTTCACGAACTTTTAAAAAATCATCAGGTTCACTAAGAATCACCTCTACCATTTGTTCTGGTGACCATCTCACTTCAGATTCTCTAACAACACTCATTTTGATCCTCCAGTTTCAAATTTAGATTTAATAAAGTTAAGTTGTTCTTGTGTAAGGATCTTCAAAACTTGTTTTGCCTTCTCATTACTATAACCATAATAACGTTTGACACAATCAAGATCTTTGACCTTATCTTGTCGGAGCCAGGGAGAAAATCTCTTCTTTTTCCTCACAATATTTATAAAAAAATCATATTGGAGTTTCTTCGGAAGAAAGTTATACTTATTCATTTCATTGGCAAACATTAACGTATCAATGTGTCCAGAAAAGCATCTATTAATAATATACGGAGGATATTCCTTTTCGATAGAAGGATCTTCATCAATCAGATTCTTTTTTGTCTGATTGATGGAATTAAGCCAGTCTTTTAGTTCCATCAAAGATCAAGAAGAAGGTTAAGAATTACACTGTTATCATCACCGGTAATGTCATAGTTAGTGACTAGAAGTTCAGTCTTGACATTATCTTGGGTATTCTTGTCTCCACGATGAACCATCGAATACCGAAGTTTCCATTCATTAATATAATAATCCTTGTATAGTTCCCTCAATCTTTCATTATCGTTATAAGTGATCATAAAGTTATGGGGACACTTATAAACATCTTCTGCAAACCTATCATGATCAAATGACTTATGCATTTGACGATCTTTACCATAAAGAAAGTCTTTGATGTCATAAGGAGGATCGAGAAATACAAAAGTATTCTCAGGACCATCAACATTCATTACTTCAGAATAATCAATATTAGTAATCTTCCAGTTCTTAATAAGTTCTGAAAACTGAGCAAGTTTATCTGCACCAACCAGAGAGAAGTTAGAATTAGCAGCAGTGCGAGAGAAAGTGCTGTTCTCTGTCAAACCAGAGTAACTACACTTGTTCATAATGAAGAAGGCAACTGCCTTCTGAAAATTATCATAGGTATCAATTTCATTTGCATAACGATCAAATAGATCCCTAGCAAACTGATCCTTCTGATCCTGAGTGCCACTCTCAAGCATCTTTTCTTTCTGCTCTCTGACACTCTCAGACAAATCCTGCCCACGATCACGCAGTTGCACCCAGAAGTTGTAAAGGGGCACATACAAATCATTGATCCAGACAGGAATATCTGGATTTGCTTTAGTCACATCAATGGCAATAGAACCACCACCAATGAATGGTTCACGATACTCAGTGATTACTTTTGGATACCACTGAGAAAGAGTCTTAATTGCTTTGGACTTTCCTCCCGGATACCGCAGAGGTGTTTTCAGAGACTTCAGGGATTTCATAATCAGGTTTGTTATACTTCAAAAATTCCCAGAAGGTCAATTTCATTTCCTTATGGGTCATGCCACAATGTTTTGCGGCAGCAGGTAAAGTCATTTTAGCACGGAACAGTGCTTCATTTGCCTCTTGAACATTTTGAGGTGTAGTCTTTACTCTTGGTTCTACTAGAGTTTTATAATCAATTTTGAGAAGACTCATAGCATATCTCCATATGGAGTATTATCTTTATGAAGAAGAACTCCATCAACTTTATCCAGTAAATCTAGAATACTTCCATGCATGAGACGGTATCCGTATCCAACATAAATTTGACCACAGAATACTGTGAGTGCCATAAATGCCCAGAAGTAATAATATGTTCTGGATTTCTTTTGTCTTGGGTATTTCATAGTACCAGTTTCTTACTAGGAGTTTTTAGAACAGAGAACATTTCCTGATATTGTTCCTCAATTTGTTCTTGAGTATCAGTAATGTAGACCACATACTTTTTAGTTACTTCCAGTTCTTCACCCTTACCTTTAAGAAGAGGAGACCATGGAGCAAATCCCATTTGACCATTACCAGCAGGCACAGCAACAATAGGATTACAGAAGACAATAGAGTCTTCTTTTTCTTCAATCAGGTCGGCAACAACATCTTCACCGGACCACATACGAATCAGTTTTACATTCATTTGAATTCACACTCCACCATAAGT